AGCTGATGATGACGGAAAAGTATCTATTACAGGCACTTTGGAGGGGGACACAGCAAAATGGGGAACACTTCAGAAAGTCATTAGAGATGATACAGAAGATGAAAAGTCAAACAAAAAGTCAGATAAAGAAAAGGAAGACTCTTTGTATGAAAATGCTCGTGATGAAGGTCAATATATTCTTGATGAAAAAGGAAAGCCTAAAGAAACATATGAAGTAACAGCTATAAATAATCCATGGATACGAAAAGGCGAGCTTGTTAAAGTAGGTGCAGGCGATATGAATTTTCGATATATTGTTACAAGTATTACACATAATGCAGTAAATCGACAAATGAATATTGATTTTGAACTTGCGGATGAAAGTAAGTTATAAGGAAGTGGTTATATGAATGCGTTTGACAGATTAGGACGAACACTTCAGGCACAGATGAATAACGCTGTAAATGAAGGTAGAAGTGTTTTAATTGAATACGGTACGATTACATCAGATTTTGGGCTTAAGGTTACAAGATTTGATACCGTTATTCCAAAAGGGGAGTATTTAATTGATAAGAGATTATCAATAGACTATAAGCCTGAGATTGAAGTTGTAACGTCATTATCTGACGGTCATAGTCACACTGTTAAAATTCCTATCACAGAGGGGATAGAACGTATTAAAGCGGGCGACAGAGTATTGGTATGTTGGATAGACGTTGATCCTATTGTTGTTGCTGTTATTGTAAGTAGCAGTGACATAGGAAAGGAGAGTTAATTATGGCAAATCTGTTTCCGACAGCAAATAACATTATGACGGTGCCGTTGGATAATCTTAAACAAAATACCCCTGTCGGATATAAACGTAGCTTGAAATTTGATTATGATACAGGTGATTTTGTTCGTGACGGACAACACAGATTAATTTCAGCGTCAGGTGTTGAGGCATTTAAACAATGGTGTGAAAATTGTATCTCAACGGACAGATATGCGTATAGCTCATATTCGACCGATTTTGGTATTAATTTAGATTTGATTATGGCATTGCCTGATAAAGCTGCACAAGAAATTATGCTGAAAAAAGAAATAACAGAGGCGATAATGGCTGATGATTATAAAAGGGCAAAGTCAGTAGATGATTTTTCATTTAATTGGATTGATACCGATGCGGTTGAGGTGGAATGTACGGTAACAGGCATTGATAATGCCGAGATAGATATAAAAGCTACGGTAGGAGGGTGAGAATATGTCGCAATTTATTATTCCTGATTTTATAAAAAATGCGGATGTCAATAAGATACATAAGCGAATGAGAGATAATCTGCCAAATGATATTGACAAGTCGGAAGGTTCGGATGTTTGGAATTTAACATATCCAACGGCATATGAACACGCATATTTTGCACAGTTTTGTATTCTGAATGCACTACGATTAATATGGCCCGAATTTAGTTATGGTACATATGCAGATTATCACGGAGCATGCAGAGGCATGGCAAGACGAAAGGCGCAGCATGCTACAGGAAGTGTCAAGATTATAGGGAATATAGGTGTAAATATCCCCAAAGGTACAGTTTTTACTACTGCACAAATCGCTGATGAAAGTGTAACGGAGTTTGTTACAACAGAAAATGTGTCAATAGGTGATAATCAAACGGTAACGGTTAATATCATTGCGGCTATAGCGGGAAAATCGGGAAATGTTCCGGCAAATACTATCACTGTTAATAGTGATAAAATTGTCGGTTTATCCAGTATTACAAATGAAACAGCTACAACAGGCGGCTATAATGAAGAAAGTGATGAAAATTTTATTGAGCGTATCAAGGAATATGACCAGTCACAGGATAATTCTTTTATCGGAAATGATAACGATTACAGACGTTGGGCGTTGGAAGTTGACGGAGTGGGTGAGGCTGTTGTAATCAGTCCCGAAGATAATCCGAATGTTGAAGATGATAGCGGTGTTGTAAATATTATCATAGTTGATTCAAACGGTGTACCTGCAGATACAACATTATGTGCGGCAGTTTACAATCATATTATGCAACCGGTCCCATTATCAACAGACGGAAAAAAGACGGATGGTCAAACCACCACAATCGAACGGCTTGCACCGCCCGGAGTTATTCTTGAGGTTACAGCACCAACAACTATAGCTATTAGTGTTTCGGGCTTAATTGAATTGGATAATACAGTTGGAATTGAAGATATAAAGAGTAATTTTATTTTGTCAATATCTGAATATCTTGTACAAGCAATAAAAGACGGTGAAGTTCGATATAGTAAAATTGCCTCGATATTATCAAATACCGCAGGTGTAGCTGATTATAAAAATTTGATTGTAAACGGAAATAACACAAATGTACAGTTGATGTCAAATCAAATTCCTACAATATCAGAAACAACAATAAAATTTGATGTTGGCCTTGTAGACGGGTAGGTGTAGTATATGTATTCAACAGAATTAATGGAGCAGATATTAACCAGTGAGATAGGACAACAGATAATACAACGAGTTACCAATAAATATGGTAACAGTTATGTCGGACTATGGTTATTTCAGATTATCGGAATGTCTAATGACGAGGTTAAGGCAATGGTTGAAGATTTCAAAAATCAAACGTTGCCACAAACAGCGACATGGTCTTTATCATTATGGGAGCAGTCAATGGGCTTGCCTGTTAATGAAAGTGAGAGCGTAGAGCAACGTCGGCAGAATATTATAGAAAAACGTCGTAGACGAAATGCTATGAATCCTGCAAGAATAGAAGAAATAATATCAGCAATGACAGGTGCAGCTGTGCGAATGGACGAATATTACGCTAAAAATAGATTTGCAATATATATTTCATCTATTCCGTCAATGGTAGACGAAGAATCTGTTAGAAAAAAAATCAAACTGATTAAACAATCGCATAAAGTGTTTGATATATTTTATGAACAAGCTACTAAAGGAGATATATATGTTGGTGGTGTTATTCAAAAATCAAAAGAAATTACATTAGAGGAGGTATGATAATATGGAAAAATTCTATCCTACAAAAGCAGGTCTTGAATATGCTGCATTAACCGCACAAGGTAAAATTATAGAGTTTACCAAAGGTAAGTTTGGTGATGGGATAAGAAGTACAGAAAATATAGCAGAGCTTACTGATTTGATACATCCTCTTGGCGAATTGCCAATATCAAAAAAGAGTGTAAAAAACAGTACAATAATTACAACAACACAATTTTCAAATAGAGTTGGCAGCAGTATATTGCCAACTTTTTATTTGACCGAAATAGGTTTGTTTGCAAAGCTGGTTAATGTTGATGGTACTGATGACAAAGAACATCCGGCAACTTTAATAGGATATGCGTTTGATGTTCATGGTGATAAGATTTCCGGAACATCATTAAGTGAATTTATTATTAATATTCCGTTGACAGTCGCTGATGTCAATAATGTAACTGTTGATATTGACAGTCTTGTATATCCAACATTAAAGCAATTTGAAGATGAAGTCAATACAAGAAAAACAGAAGATGAAGAATTACAGAATAGTTTAAATGTACATATCACAGATACAAGCAATCCACATGGTGTCACGGCAGAACAGATTGGATTGGACAAAGTCCCAAACGTGGCAACGAACGATCAAACACCAACATATTCTCAAAATTCATCTTTGAGCAATATTACAAGTGGAGAAAAGTTATCAGTTTCGTTTGGAAAAATTATGAAAGCAATAGCAGATTTAATTAGTCATATTGCAAATCAATCCAATCCGCATGATGTCACAGCAGAACAGATTGGATTGGACAATGTACCAAATGTTGCAACCAACGACCAAACGCCGACATTTACTGAGGCAAGCACACGAGCCAATATAGCAAGCGGTGAAAAATTAAGTACATTGTTTGGCAAGATAAAGAAATTTTTTGCCGACCTAAAAACAGTAGCATTTACAGGGTCATATACTGACCTATCCAACAAGCCTACATCAATGCAAAATCCTAATTCATTGACACTGACAATGAATGGATCGGCTACAAGTTATAACGGTTCGGCAACAGCAAGCAAGTCGTGGTATGCGCCGACAAGTGCGGGAACGGCAGGATATAGCTTGATAGGTAGCGGAAGTGGCGCACCGGTGTGGCAAGGTCCACCTTATGCAGAATGTACCACTCAGGGTAATGTGGCGGCGAAAACTGTTTCTATATCAAACTTTAGATTGGTTATAGGTGCAAGAATTGTTGTTAAATTTAATTCGTCACATACCTCTAAAGAAGGAGCAACTCTAAACGTAAGCAATACCGGAGCTAAACCTATTATAAAATTCGGTGCTCGTGCATTTTTTGATAACGATGTCGCAAGCTACGCACCAATAACCTCATCAAAATCTTGGAGTGCTTTTGAGAGTTTAGAGCTTGTATATGACGGTACGAATTGGGTTATTGTCGGATCATCAGGTTATACATCAGGTGGTAGAAATTCTTCTGTTATCACTATAGGTTCGACAAC